TGGTGGTAAAGTGGATCCCGCCGATCTTCGTCAATGCCGACGATGGCAGCGATACGCCGGTGACGATCCACAAAGTCAAATAAAAAGCGGGGCTTTCGCCCCGTTTTTTATTCCCAATCGGTCCAGAAGCATCCTGGACCGATTCCGCAATGTCTTGTTTGCCGACTGATAGGATCATATTCCCATATCGTATCAGCAAGAACGAATTCATAGTTTCCGAAGTCGTTCATGCTGACTTCTGTTTTCTCGTTTACTTCGTCTGATACGACGAAGCCCATTTCCCTTATCTTCTTCATTATATCCTCCTGCTACCCTCGTGACCTCCGGGGAGGGTTGAATTTAATCAATTATTTAATCAATTTCTGAATCCGGCATATCCGGCATTTTTGAGAATGCCCAGTCATCACCGCCAGATACCCAGTCGCCTTCTTCGTCATAATTGTTTTCTTCGACCATGTATTCTGTCACCAGATAATATCTTCTACCGATATGATCTGATAGCTCTCGAATACTTGTTTCAAAAGTTGACAAGGCTTTTTGGGCCTCATCAAGACTGTCGAACGACTGCAATATTTCGGGATCCTCATCGTAGCCGGGAGTGCTTAGTGCTATGTCAACGGTGCAGCCCGGTACGATAGCATTTTTGTCTCTGATCTCTGCTGTTCTCTCAATTAATTCATATTTCTTCATCATGGTTTTCCCTTTCCTCCTGTGTGGTTATTACTTTCCTTTGTTGTTTATATATTACTACCTTATCGTAGTAATGTCAATAGGTTCTGATACATTTCTTCTCAGAAAAAATCCTTACAAAATGTTGGCAATGCTACCGTTCCGTAGTATTATAACAATATCAAAAGAATATATACCCCGTTCCGGAGGAGCGAGAAAGGAGTTACTGATGCTGATATCACTGGCTGAGTATGCAAAGATTCACGGGCGCGATCCGGCCACAGTCCGTCAGATGGCGCTCCGCGGAGGCTTTCAGACTGCGCGGAAAATCGGGAGAAATTGGGTGATCGAAGACAGCGAACCTTATCCCGATCACCGAAGAAGAAATGACAATGAATAAGATTATAATGCCGCCAAGGGTTGATCCCCTGGCGGCTCTTTTTTAATGCTCGACAATCACCGCATCGAATCCGGAATCCTTCAGAATCTGCACACGCTGCTCAGCGTTCGCTTTTTCGCTGAACGATCCGCAGTAGATGTGCATCCCGTCTGACTCCTTTTCTGCGAAGGTCGCAAGGCCGGTCTTCTTCTTGATCGCGGCCTGCAGCCGCTCCATGTACTTCTGTGTGCGGAAGATCCCTACACGTACACGATACACCTTTGCAGGCGCTGCCGGCTTTGCGGTCTGCTTCTCGTCCCGGATCGCAGCCTTAAAGGAATTCCATTCCGCTTCTGATCCGCTCGGTGCATTCCATCCGATGACGCCCGGGCAAAGTTTCCCGTTTACATCATAGTGCCTGATCACGTGATCAGCCGGGATATTGTATAGGCGCATCAGGTACTTAGTCAGCTTGATGCACGCCTGCAATGTCGCATCTGTGATGTACCATGCAGGATCGTTCGGCCTGCTCGGGGCTTTGCCCGTTTTACTCTTTACGCACATCTCAATCGATATGCTGTTCGAATTTTTACATTTTCTGTAGAATGCACCGCCGTACTGCGTCTGCCTGTCACCGCCGACTGCCCAGCTGTAGCGTGCTAACGGATTAACATTGTACTGCCAGATGTCGCCATTGTGACCACAGTAAAAATCAGCGGACGCATCGTCGACAAATTTTTGATTGTAATAGTCGATGTTGTCCTTCGCGTCGCCCAATGCGCCCACATAATGGATGCAGATATACTCGATCTTTCCGATCCGCTGGCTGGTGTTGTGCGTGCGAAGCCCCAGCGGATTTTTATGGATTTCCAGTTCTGTCACATTGTCCCCCTTCCTTAGTGCTGCCGGCACCTGATCAGTCGGTGCGACGTTCGTCAGGTTGTCATACTGCGTCAGGTTGTGCTCCCGAACGATCCGCATCACAGATGTCGGGTATGTTTTCCCTGTCGCATATCCCCGCGTGGCGACTGCGCGGATCAGCGTTTCGGGATCCTTCAGCGCCAGCACTTCACCGCCGTACTTCGGTGCTCCGCCTGCGCCTGAATTTGATGCGTAGGTCAAAAACAGCAGGAAGTCCGCAAATGATTGCTCAATGCTGTCGAAAACCCGGAACCGGTCGTTAATCCGCACGATCCGATTGCCATACTGCTCCGGAGTGTTCTTCGTGATCGACTTGCCCGGCCACACGGACAAGCCGACATCCACCCACGATTTGTTCAGCAGTTCTGATTTTTGCCCGACCATGTTATTCACGGAGATCAGCGGGTAGCAGTCCGCTGCCATTCCGTAGCCGTTCTCCAGGCATGACTGAGCGATCAGCACGGATGGCAGATAGCCGTAGCGCTTGCACACGCGCCGTGCCGGATCGATGATCTGCTGCAGATATTCATTTTGGCTCTTACATGGGTTCATCTCATGCGCCTTCCTTCGATTCTGGCGTTCCAACCGCGATAGATTTCAATAGGGACAGGATGCCTGCCAGCCCCGCAGTGCTGGCGACAACACGCCAGTCTACTGCTCCGATGGTCGCTGTGCTGCCAATAGCCGCGATTGCGGATGCCGCAGCCGTCTGCACAGCCGTCCAGATAGCCCTCACAACATATGATTTAATTTTGCTCATCTTCAATCCTCCTTGTTTTCATCGGCAAGTTGTTCACTTCGTGGATCATCTTCTCGGCGGTGCCGTTCCCGCCAAGAGCCTTGTATGGTTTGTACAGATATTTGTACAAATTCTCATACTCGTCTTTTGTGACATACCCGCGCCCGATGATGTCGGACGCCAGCGCTACGATGCGATCATGCCCAAGGCCCATCACCATCTGGGATTGGGCGCTGTTCTGGGCGTTCTTCGCGTCCTTCTTTTTGTCATGCCGCTGCAGCAGATACGTGATCAGCCCCGTCACCCCAGAGGATGACAGGGCTGTAATGACTGCGATAACGATGTCGTGGCTCATTCGGTGATCTCCTTCCATCCCTGCGGGTAAGACTCTGGTGACCAGGCATTGTTGTCAATTGTCGATTCGTACGTCTTCCCCTTGTACGTCACCTTGTCCCCCTTGCTGTAGGTGTTGGACGCATCCGGCTGCTTCCACTCGCCGATCGGCGTGCCGGACTGCCCCGGAAGAATTTCAGCGAACAGGCTGTGCGCATCTGACGGGTTCCAGTTCGCCTGCGATGTGTGATCGCTAGATACCTTCCACAGCCTCCCACCATACTGCACACGATCACCGGTTTTGTACGTCACACTATCCGCGGACCACTTCGGGAAGTACTCCGCATATCCCGCGGCATCCGTATCGCTCAGGCTGTCACGGCCTTTTTTGGCAAGGTCTACGATCTGCTGGATGTCGCTTGGCACGCTGCCGCCTGCGATTCCGCCGGCGATGTCATTCAATGTCTGCTGTTTGGTAGTATCGGAAAGGGCAAATGTCAGATGCACGCCTCCATCCGCCTTTGTTGCAGTGATCGCTGTGATCGCCTTCCCGGTCAGCGGATTATCATCCAATGACGCCAGCGCTGATGCCTTAATCTGCTGTACAAGCGGATCGCAGCCTGCGAAGTCGTCTAACACGAACACAAGCGCAGATTCAGATGATGTGATCGCCACATCATAGGTGCTGCCATCAGTAAGCTTTAAGGTTTTCATGTTATTCTTCCTCCTCATGAAAAAAGCCGCTAAATAGCGGCATTAATAGAACAAACAATGATTTAGCTACAAAGATCGATGGATCTACGGAAATATTTGCAAACAACGGTTACGTGTCTGACGCTAATCAGTGTAGCCGAACAGGGATATACTGGACTAGCGATGCAAGCGCAAATATAAACGGATACGGAGTGCTGATAGTGTTAGAATCAGCACCTGCTAATGGATTTACTCCCACTAACTGGATCACGCAGCTGTTTTTCTATAACTACGAGTTCAATATAAAAATGCGTAAAAAGATTGGCAACGAAAATTGGACGGCGTGGCAAACGATTTCATAATTGTAAAAACCAATGATTTAGCAAAAAGATTCTCATTACTTTACTCGCTGGAAAACACTTACGATGGTGCGAGGAGCCTATCCATAGATCTTTCACCATACAAAATGGTGCTGATTGTATGCAAACGGCAGGACACCGGTGCGGATTTAGTCTCATTTGTCATCCCAGTGTCTATATGGGGCAATGTTGAAGTAAGCCATCGGATCGAATGTGATGGATATTATCGCATAGTTACGATCTCAACTACTGGCATTAAATGGGGGACAGCTAACGGCGATTTTCCAACCGCATTTATAGTTCCAATAAAGATATATGGATTGTAATCACCCCAGAATAAACGCCCCGGATATATAAATTACATTAGGGAACGGATTGATAGTAGTTTTAAGCACGATGCTTCCTTTTATAACCCATGCTTGCGCATCTGCCCCAGCATTCATGCAATATGTTGCTAACGGCGCTACTTCACCGAACGGTGTATATGGGATGGATGCAATCGTATAGTGATTACCCTCCGGATATCCAATGGTCGGGTCCTGCACACTTCCCACATCCACCGATCCGGTGATGACAACAACCCTACCGAAACGCATGTACGATATCAATTGATTTTTAAAAATCCCTACTGGCGTAGCCGTGCCAGATATATTTGCTAAATCATTGTTTAGTGCAGTGATATCTGCTGTGTTTTTGTCGATCAGTGATTTCAGCTTTGTGATGATCTTCTGCAGACTAATCATTTCAGCAATGCCTCCCATGTCGTTACAAATGTGTCATCAGTTGCCAGATCAAATCCGCTGTTCCCCAGCGGCTCGATCACTTTGAATTTTGGCACTACCTTAGTGATCGTGATTCCAGATATATACACGTAGTACAGCGCTGTTTCGTCCTCCGTCGCACCCGCGTAGATATTGCCGGTCGTCAGTGCAGCAGGTACAGCAGTCCCCGATCCGGTTGTAACTGGCGTTCCTTTCTTCAACACCATCGACGCGGATTCAACCCCGGATGATGCGTCCATGGTGTATTTGATCGCGATAGTATCGATTCTCTCTTTGTTTTGCACGCCGTTTTCGATCTGCACAGCCTCGATCTCATTCTGCGGCAGTGAGATGTGCCGCCCCTGGTCAACCAGGTCCCCGTCAGCAATGTCGATCTCATTGTTGCTGATGATCGTGTATGCGAACTTCTTGCCGGTCGGCAGCACGTACCTATCCAGTCCTATAACCCCCGCGTTCAGCCGCCCCGCGTCAGCGGATGTGATATGCCCGGCTCCGCTGTGGCCGGTGATAAGCGTAACACCCATTTATTTAACCTCGTATTTGATGCTGATATCGTTGTTGGTTATCTTGATGATCTTTTTTGACACCTCCTGGATCGTCGTGATCCCGGTCGTGTGTTCGATGCAGCCGACCAGATCGCCGATGTCGTACACCTGATCAGTTTCTTCAAGATCGATATCCAAATCATCCGCCTGCCATGCTTCCTCCAGTTTCTTCTTCGCCGACTCCACCAGCGCTGCATACCGATCCTCGACCGCCCGGAAGTACGTTCCGGTTGTCCACTCCGGCGCGACCATCGCATCGCTGTTGGTGTAATACGTGTTCTGCGCCCACGAAGGCGGGGAATTGTCCACGCGAACATAGTACGTGTTCGTCGCGAACGCTGGCGCGATTTTGTACTTTATCAGTGTAAACCGTGCATCGGCTCCCCAGTTAGGCGGTGTCTCAAAGGATACCCGGGTGTAGTACCTTCCAGATCTCCATCCGGGGACCTTCTTCTTCGACGTCAGTGATACATTCTTGAACCGATCCTTCTTATTCTTTTTCAGCTCCTTTGCGGTCGCTCGGCGGTAGTACGAGCTGTAATTTGTCGCCCAGTCACTAGGACGACCGGTCTGAAGCTGATAGCTCTCGTTATTGATCCCTGATACGCGCCGGTATGTCGTCGTCACGCCGTCTGAGTACAGTGAATAGTACGTCCCGTAGTTTGTCCCCCAGTCACCCGGGCACACGCCCTGCCTGACGTAGTTCTCTTGATCAACACCGCTCACCCGGCTGTATCCGCCGTTGTCGGCGATGTAATAATCGCCGTAGTTTGCGCCCCAGTCAGCAGGCTGTGATCCTAGCAGGTTATACACGGTCTGGCCGCGCACCGACGAATATTTAACCTCGCCCTTATCGTCAGTCCCCCGCGTGTAGTAACTGCTGAAATTCACGGACCAGTCCGGCGGCTGATAGCGCTGCAGAACGTGTCCCAGTCTGTGCTTTCGCACGTGCGAATAGCTGTCATCACCATCATCCTGGATTTCGTGTGTGAAGTATTCCTCGCAGTCCTGATCCCAGTTCGACGGCTTCGCAGTCGTCAGGATGTAATTGGTGGTGATCGACGATGACGGCTCGTCAAGCACCTCCGCCACCTCATCCATGCTGCTGATCACACGTCCGGATTCATCAAGAATGTAATCGCTATCCTGCAGTGGCGGATCATTCTTCGCGTATTTCTGAATACCGCCATGGGCATCCGTAAAAATGTGGATCACTGCCCGATCCTTCAGATCGCCCTGACCCATGCAGATCATGTGATTCACTGGATGATAGTTTTTTGTGACGGTGTAATCGACCTGCGATGTGTCCCACTCCTCATCCTGGCTGTAGTCAGCAGCAGGCTCAGCGGACAGAATCACTTTTCCCTCATGCCAACGGCACCGAAGCTTTGCGTACACCGTTTTCAGCATCGCACGAATCCCGGTATAGCCCTTCACATACCGTTCCATCTGGTAGTTATTGATCGTGATTCCGGATCCGGATGTGTCGGCAGAAAAAAGATCACCGAGTCCCAATGCCTCGATGATCTGCCCCAATACCGTATTCGCTTCGCCGCCGAAGATCGCATAATCCTGCCCGGAAGGTGGGCAGATCACCCTGCTTTCAAGGATTCCGTACCATGTCCGCCCCTTGTAGGTGATATCGCCCTTTTCCGTATCTACCTTGATGCTGTCGATGTATCCGCCATAGTCCTCATTGTCAACATATAGATAGCAGCCGACCCGGCAGCAGTGATTGTCCCGCCCGACCGTGCACTCAAAATCGTTCTCATCCGACCCATACGCCATATCCAGCGTATAGGCCATCATCACTCCGACGTCTTTGCGGTTTTCATCCGTATAGATCAAATCCATACTGCCGGCTCACCCCTCTCATCAAACAACGTCACATCCATTTTTAACGATTTCGACCGAACAACTGGAATGTCTCCACGGTCAATCTTCGTAAAGATGTAACTGTCCTTGTCGCGTAGGTAGAAGTAATTCTCCTCGTTCCCGTGAATGTCGTACTTCTCGATCGTCTTCATCTTCGAGTCAATCTCAACACGCTCATTTGTTCCGAGCGTGCAAAATACTCCATATCTGTGCCCGCCGATGGTAACAGATGGATCTGTACACGGCCCGAAAAAGGTCAACTTGAAATTCGCTGAATTAATACAGTCGCATGGAAGCACTTCAGAATAGCTCGGCGCTCCGAGATCAAACGGGAAGTCAAACGAAAAATCGAGTCCTGTTGATTCGTCTCTGATCGATGTGAAATGATACGTGTTTTCCTTGATCCAGAACGGGTATGTACTGATCACATGCACGGTCTTCGTCACCGACTCCATCATCTCGTCGAAGCCCTCATAAGATTGCACGACGATAAAGGCTTCCCGGTAGAATCCGTTCCACCACAATCTGCCCGGCTGCATGCGCTGCACATCCGCATCAAACACACGGTGCATCTTCGCCATGATCGCGTTATATTCCGTAGCGTTTTCCGCCAGGACGTCGATCTTAAAATCACACTCCGATGTGTCCTTGTAAAATGTCTTTACGCGCCCGATCCCGTTCACTCCGGAGATCGTCGAAAACTTCCACTCGGACTTCGCCAGCACCTCCGGATTCTCGGCGGCAAGGGCATCGGAATTGAAGTCGACAATCTCACCGGTCGACCCCTCGTAGTATAGATTCATCCGGACACCCTCCTTACTGCCCTGCCAAATTCGCGGCCATCCATTTCAATGGCCATATCCATCCGTGATACAGCCTCCGCTACCTTCTGCCCCAGCAGGTCATAGTCGATCTGCGGCACCGACTGCATCACGGCAGCAGCGACATAGTTCTGCAGCACATCAACTGGCGCGACCGCTTCCGGTCCGGCTTCGCCGACTCCCTTCAGACCGTACAAGGTCGGGATGATCGTCGCATTGTCAAACACAGCGCCTTTTGCGTACCACTGGACAGATACTGATGGCACCTGCTTTGTCTTAGCGTTGAAGTCGCCAGACATAGAAAAATGCGGGACTGCGATATCGGGACCTTTGAGCTTCGTCTTCAGCGCCGACCGAAGTTTGTCAACCCCGCTTTTCACAGATGATTCTGCCTGCTTCATGGATGAGCCAATCTCACGCGCCATGTCGGCAAAGCCATCGGAAACCGTGTCAAGGCTCGGTGCTATGGCTGTTCCGAAAAGCTTTGACCCATTCGTGAGCATAGTTCTCACGTTAGCCATCATCGTGCTCACAGTGCCCGTTACCGTGCTCGCCTGCCCGCTGATTCCTTTCGAAAATTCGCTGATTGTTGTGCTTGCAGCTTCAGACGCGCCCTTTGATGCATCATCCGTCATGCTCTTCGTCATTGCCGATCCGGTCGCTTCTCCGGCAGCCTTTGCACCGGAGGTATCCACCGATGATCCGTTGATGGATTTTACCAATTCATTAAACGCCTGAACCGGATCAACGGTTTTTGCGTTGATTCCATCTACCAGTGATTGCGGCAGTGAGATTCCGGCCTTCTGTGCTGCAGTCACTAATCCATTCAGCTGTCCGAACATCGCAGATGTCAGCTGCTGCGTTGCCTGTTCCGGACTTGTCGACCCACTGGAAATTCCATCCGCCAAACCGGACGGAATCGTAACACCCATGGCCTGCGCCGATGCCGCAAGCTGTGCGACTGATGATTTTGTCGCCTCATCCGCCTTGGTGAATCCGTTCGTGATCGAATCCTGAAGCTCCTGGTATTCAGCATCTGATGATCCGATCTCACCAAGTCCCAGCTTGTAGGCGACAGCATCCGCCGCCAGATTCGCGGACAGCTCCTGCTGCTGATCAGTAGCAGAAAGGAACTGATACATCGCGTCATTGACGGTCTGCATATCTCCGGATGTAACCGCATCCGCCAGCTCCTGTACCAGCTGAGCGCCTTCCGGGCCGAGCTGTTCAAGGTAATTCAGGAATTCCGGAGCACGCTGCCCCAGGTTATCCGTGAGGATGTCGATGTTCTGCTGATAATTCTTCATTCCCTCTTCCTGGGACTGCATGGCTTCCATGAAGGCTGACAATCCTTTTTCGGAATCCTGCTCCCACTTGTCGAAAGGATTGATTGAGAAGGCACTTTTTGCACTCTCGACTGCTGATGTAAACGCCTGTTCCATCGCATCAGATGCAGTCTTGTAGGCGGCTGCTGCAGTCTTCGCGTTCTCCGCTGCTTCCTGCTGTGCCTCGTAGTTTTCTATGGTTTTATCAGTGTTGTTATCTTTGGAGTCTGAGTTTTCATCCGTCGTTTCGGTATTGATCCCCAGCTCCTTGGTCAATCCCTTTGTGGCTTCATCGACGTCCTTTATCTTGCCCTTTGCTTCGTCGATGTTTGCAGTCGTGTCGCTCAGCGCCTTGCTGGCATCGGATGATGTTTCCTGCGCTTCACGGAGGGAGTCAGACAGCCGGTCCTGCGCCTGGTTATATGTGTCAGCTGATCCGGCAGCGACGCCATATTTATCAGACAGCTCTTCCGAGACTTTCGCCATCTGCTCACCGATCTCGGTGGTATCCTGACCGTTCGCGAAAGCTTTCTGCTGCTGTTCCTGCAGCTTTTCATACGTGCCCCACAGATCTTCAAGAGCAGATTTCTGATCCATGATGCTGTAGACATTATCCTTCGCGACCTGATCAGCTTCCTGCGCTTTGAGTAGGTTTCCTTCCTCTTTCAGCAGGCCATTGTACAACTCCTGCGTTGCCTGTTTTTTCGCTGTCGCAAGCATCTGGGCTTCACAGTTGTCAACATATTTATCGATCTCATCATTTGTCAGCTTCAGCTTTCCGGTCTCTTCGTCGTAGGCATCTGCCAGTTGTGGGATCGTTTGCGCCAGCTCTCCGACAATCGTGCGCATCTCAAATGACTGCTCAAGCGTCGGGTTGGAAACGTTGTTCAGTTCTTTCAGCCGATTACTCAGCTGTTCAACAGTCTGAACATCAGAGAATGATGTATCCCATGTTTCACCAGTCTCATCGATAGTCTTTTTGAAATTGTCAGCATCCGTCTGGACATCCTTGATCTGCTGCTCTAGCGGCGACAGATCTGCGCCTTCGACAAAGTTCGTCAACCCGATCAGCGCATCGGATGCGGCATCCGCCAAAAAACCGATCATCGGTGCAACCTTCGTTCCGATTGCGCGCCCGAATGCTTCAGAATTCTGCTTCAGATACTGGATCGAATCATCTACTCCGCCGAGAGAGTCCAGCGTATCGCCTGACAGTACTGCGCCGGCATCCTGCGCCTGCTGCGCCAGCTGTTTAAATCCGTCAGATCCCTTGATGATCAGCGGGTTAAGCTCGTTCGCCGACTTACCGAAGATCTGCATTGCGATGGCATCACGTTCTGTCTCATCGGATACGCCGCCCAGTGCATCGATGCAGTCCCAGAATACGTCCTCGGAATTCCGCAAATTGCCATTCGCGTCCGTGACGCTGACGCCCAACTTTTCATACGCCGCCGAATAGTCCTCCGATCCCTTCTGCGCCTGCATCATGGATTTGAGGTTCTTCTTCATGGATCCGGTGACTGTATCCAAGCTGGTGTCAATCAGTTCTGACGCATACTGGTACTCCTGCAGCTCATCGGTCGACATTCCGGTAACCTGCGATGCCGTCAGGATGTTGTCAGCGTATGATGCCGCATCAACGCCCAGCTGGATCAGCTTCTTCCCCGCGTCGATTGCTTTCGATCCGAGTCCCATGATGGCATCACCTGCCATGTCGACAAGCTTGCCCTTTACCAGAGAACCAAAGGACACGTTCACGGTGTCCACATTGTCGCCGGCACCTTTCGCGGCATTGCCGAGCTGATTCATCTCTGACTCTGCTGAGTCAGCCGTTGAGTTAAATCCATTCAGTTCAGCATTCGTCTCGGCGATCGCACCTTCGAGCTTTGCCTGCTCTGTTTTGGCGTTCGTGAGCCTCGTTGCCCACTTCTGCGCCTCTTCGCTGTTCTCGCCATAGATCTGCTTTGCGGCTTCCAGCTTGCCATTCAACGCCTGCTGCTTCTGTGCATTCGCTTCAAGCTCAGACTCCAATAGCTTCTGTTTCTGCTTCAGATACTCAGCAGAATCGCCGGTGTTCTTGAACTGCGCGTCATTCAGCTTCATCTCGGCGCGGAGTCCGGACATAGCAGAATTTGCCTGCTTGATCTGCGAATTGAATTCGGCGGTGTCAGCTGTGAATTTGATTCTTGCTTCATTTTTAGCCGCCATATCATCTGTCCCTCTCATATTGCAGCACCGATGCATGCCATGCGTCATATGCCGCCTTATTTTCTACGATACGCTCCAAAAATGGAAAAGGCGCATGCCAGAACACATCCTCCGGAATCCCCATCAGCTGAACATAGTAGGTATAGTTGTCTTCGATGGTTTCCATGGTGAATTGCGGCATGCGCACCCGTTTATTTACTGGCTTTGTCGCCCTCTTGAAGGCGCTGGCGAAGTCGCTTTTTTTTTCGGCTGCGGGTTGAGCAGCAGGTTGACGGTGTGCAGCAGCATTCCCCGATTCGGAACCAGCCGCTTCAGGAATTCCGGATAATCGATATACTCTTTGTCCAGATTCGCGCATACATACGCGGTATATACCAGATATGCATAGTCCAGCTCATCCTTCGCCCCATTCAAGCGGATCTTCTGGTAATTCTCATAGATCGCCCGCGCCTTGTCTCCGCCCTCGCGAAGCAGATACAGGCTGTAAAAATTCAGCGTACCTGCTTCCTTCGTCCCGTCGTCGAATTCGATTGTTACTGTGGTATCAGTCATCTTCCCCTCCTGCGTTAATCAGATCAGCCGGCTGACTTCTGCGCTTTTTCGCTGGAGAAGGTCGTCATCCAGTTTTCTTTCGTCAGCACCGTTCCGGACAGCTCATCGGCCAGAGCTTCATATTCGCCTTTGCCATAGTCGTCCGGCATGTAAGAGAGCTTGATCTCCACCTCTGCGACCTCATCGGATCCATTCTCGACAGACATCTGACCGACCTCCTCGATCTTGCAGCGCGGGAAACCTTTAAACATGATGTTGTCGTCCTCATCCTTGACGCGTGCAGCAATCGTGCATTCCGGCATCGGGACCGTATTGTCGAACGCATACACGCCATCCTGCAGGCCATCGCTGACCATGGCATGCAGCTTCCGATACAGGTCGAGCTTCACATGCATGCTGAGGGTGATCGTGCCGTTTCCGGTTACCTTTGTCTTCCTTTTCTTGACGAATCCTCTGCACTTTTTCGTGACGGTCTTGGTCTCGCGTTCAACCGTCAGCTTTCCAACGCAATCATCCTCCGTGTACGCGGACTCGCCAGCGACTTTGATCGCCAGCTGGTCGCACTCATACGGGGAGAAAACCTCTGTAGACGTAAATCCTGCCATCTTATATACCTCCGTTAATTGTTAAATGCTTCTGCAAGTTTGCCAACGCACATTTCTACCACCTTCGGGGCTGCCGCCTCCGCGCCGTGCAGCATGAATTGTTTGTTACCTGCATGCTTCCGGGTGTTGCTTCCGTCGTCCGGGAAATACAGATAATGGTACTTCCCGCGTGCTGCAATTGTTACTGACAGCTCACCGTTATCCTGGTCGAACCTCCCCGGCATCGCCGATGACGCTGCCGGTGCTTTTCCTTTCCAGTGACGTCCGGATGACGGCAACAGGCGCGCAATCTGCTTCTTGATCTCTTCCGCGCCTTCCGACCGAAGGACCTTATCGATGATCTGCCCTGATCCCGCGCCGTAAGACACCATCTTTTCATACAGATCGTCTATCGATCCCGCGTCAAATTCGAACCAACCCATCAGCAGCTCCGTTTCTGGGGATGCACGAACGTGATTGTTGCGATCTCAACGACCATGTTCGAATTCCCCTTGAAGGTGTAGTCATAGGTGATATCATCTAATGTCTTTTTCAGCTTCGGCCCTGGCGTTTTTTCAAGTGTCTTGATCACCGTATCGATGTAGCCCTCCGGGATGTAATCCTCATGAATGACATGCACCTGGTAATAGGTCTCCCGGTCGATGTTGTTGCTCGCTGTCGCGGTCCGCACGCGGTTGAATACGAAGTAATTCCATCGGTCAAGCTTCGTCTCCTGACACGCGCCATACCAGCAGCCAGCCATCGGCACATCATCAGATGCGCACATCCCGTTCAGCAGCTCGCTTATGTGGTTAAGAACCGATGTCATAGCTTGCGCACCTCCTCAAGATACATGTACATCACCCGGTTCGCGCGGTCGAAGTCCACATTGATGATGCTGTACAATGTCTCGTCAATCTTGACGATGTTCAGCTTCGTCACCCACGGGCGGAGGAGGCATCGCACCTTCATGCTCAGCGTCCGGCCCTGCGAGCTGGCGAAGTCCTGATCCTGATCGCGTTTTGACATCTCCTGATAGTTCAGCTTCTCGATCTGCTTGATGTCCGATCCTTCCCTGGCATTCTTCACGGCTCCGAAGTCCGACCTTCCTACTGTCTGCTCACATACCCACAGCACACCATCCGTATATGTTGCAAAACGTTTCTTCATGTGCCGCTCTCCTTCAAGTATGCGTGGAGATGCCGTGCCCGGATGATATCGGTACGGTATGCCGCATCGAATTCGTTCAGGCAGTTGTTCCACGCATACAGCAGATAGGCCAGATACAGCTCATGATCCAGCCCGGGCTTAAAGTAATCGACCTCGGCGCCGAGCATGTGGTTTAATGCCACCTCGGCGTCGAGCATCATGTCTTCGATGCGGTCGTCCGTGTCCGTATCTTTCCAGGTGACGCTGAGGTGCCGCTTGACCTGATCAAGATACTCGTCAGGCATTGTGTCTTTACTCAGCATCGTTTACCTCCTGTCAGGCTCCGGCTGTCTCCGTCTTCTGCAACACAGTGATGTATGCCGGGTTGAGCTTGCTGATGTCGAGCAGCACCGCGACGGTGTTATCCCACGCGCGGCCCATACCATGCATCTTGATCTTGTACACGCGCTGATCAGCAAGGAATTTGAAGTCGTCGGAATACTCCAGCGTGCCGTCCTTGGAGGATCCCAGCCCGAAGAAATACTCTTCCGGAAGGAAGATCAGCGCCTTGCCGGTCTCCATCTCGTTCGATCTGATCACCTCGGTCGGGAACGGGAACAGGTTGGTGGAGTAAGTGCCGTTTGCATTCAGCACGGTGGTCGCCGGCATGACCTTTTCAAGGTAATCAACCTGATTGCAAACCAGCGTTACCTGGTCAAATTTCCTCATAGTCCCGCGCTCAGTCTTCGCCAGCTGGGAGAGCACCTTTCCATACTCAGCCGGAAGGAAGGACTTCACAGCGACTGCCGTCTTCTGCGGATATCCGGTCTCGGAGGAGAAGGACACACCCTTGTGGATGTCGCGGTCAAGGCCGATCGGCTGCTTCAGACCGGTTCCGGAGATGATCGCCTTCTCCAGTGCACATGCCAGAGACTCCTTCAGGAAGGTCCGGATGTAGTTGTCAAGGAAGGTCGGCCCGAGATCGAGCATGTCCTTCTCGATGATTGCATACGCGGACAGCTTGCACTGATTGACCTCAACAACACGGAATGCAGACGTGATCTGCTTCGTGATCTCGTCATTCACATCGCCCCATGCAGCAGTCTGCGCGGTATGGTCGTTGAGAATCCAGCGCGTCAGGTAGGATACGTTCTGGAAGTTGATGCGGCTGAGGAGCGGATGCTCTTCGGTCAGGTCCTTGTACACATCCTGGATGATGGTCTCCGGCATCACCTTGTCTGTGTCCGGAAGTCCGATGTAGGACTGCACCGGGGTCTTTGTCTTGCCGGCATCGATGATATTCTGGTAGTAGGATTTCTCCTCGTTCGTCAGCTGACGGAATCCGCGCTGTGCCAGAATGGTGGCATCGCCATTCGCAGACAGATAATCCTGCCCAACGGATGCAGCGATTGCGTTCCCAAATTTGTCAAACGCCGCCTGCACTGCCTCCTCGGTTGCATTTTCGTCAGTAAATACGCGCATCATCTCAGATGCAGCCTCAGTGATGATAGTTTTATTCTTCAGCATTCTTTATTCCTCCTTCGCTATTGTTGCAAACACTCTCTTTGCATTCTGTGCTATTGTGGCCGGCTCTTTGTGGGCTGTTTTCGGTTCTGTGAGTGCGGACAGTAAATTGTCCATCTTCACATCAATCGCCGAAATACGCGCTTCTAGCATGGCCTCAGCGGGCGCCTCAAGAATCCGCTGGTGTATCGCGGCCATTGCTGACTGGCTTACACCCTCGTCGCTTTCATCATCGTCAGCGATGTCGGTCGCAAAGCCGTACTTCAGAGCTTCCTCTGCCGTCATCCACGTCTCGGCATCCATGAGCTTCTGGATTTCATCATCGCTCATACCGGTCACTGTCTTATACATCGTGATGGATGCCTGGTTGATCTTGTCGACGTCGTCTGCCGTCTTCCGCAGCTCATCCGCGTTCATCGGTCCCCAGTTGTACACGCTGCAGTTGTGGATCATCAACAGCGCCAGCTTGCCCATCGTCCGCTGATCCCCTGCGCAGAAGATCACGGAGGCCGCCGAGCAGGCGAACCCATCACAGTACGTGTGCACCTTCGCCGGGTTCCGGCTCAGCGCCGAACAGATCGCGACTGCCTCGGCAACGTCTCCGCCGTTGGAGTTGATGTAAACATTGATCGTGTCTGCCTGCACAGCATCGATCTCAGCTTTCAGCCCCTTTGACGATATGCCGTGCTGCTCGCCGGTGCTTTCGTCCACACACGGGCACGATGTGATATTCCCGTAGATGTCAATATCCACGGTGCGTGACTGTTCGTCATGCGTTATCTGATAGAATCGTTTCACTTGCTTTCTCCTCTCCCCCCGCGATATCCGCGAAGTTTTTTGTAATAAAATGTTTCTGGCTCCACTCTGTGTTGAGCGGAGCATCTCCCAGCATCTCGCGCACCTCATCGATGCTTTTGACGCCAGATGAGATCAAATTTGATACATTGGCGGCCACTGCGAACTGATCGCGGTGCAGGATGGTTGATGTGTCCATCACGTAGTAATTGCCATCCCGGTAGTTGCCCAGCGATCCGCGCTTGTTCAGCGCTTCGCTGATTACATCAGCATATGGATCGACGCCGAAGGTCAGAAACGATCCGACGATATCAGTCATGTTCGTGATGTTCCCGGACATCATGCTGTCCGGAATGTGGAACGCCGCCGACACGATAGAAAACAGGTCCTTCCTCAGTGCCAGGAATGCCGCCGAATGGTCGCCGGACATCTTCTCCGCTACTGGATCCGACACAAGCTCATATCCGTCAAATTCCGGATACACTGCGTTGTCATTTTCCAGATACGCCTTCAGCTGTTTGCTGATGGTGTCGGCGAAAAATTTGTTAAACTCCTCATCTCCGGCTTTTGTGCCCTGGATGTGGAGTTTATACTTCTGTCCATTCCCCTTCTGCACGGCCTTTGCTGCTGATGCGATGATTCCCTTGTACTGCGAATACATGCCGTCAATCAGCTGCCGCACCCGGATGTTGTCCAGCCGGATCAGATAGGCATCGTCCTGTGTAAATATCCGGTTGAAGGTAAAATTTCCAACCGTTACGTTCCCGTAGATGTCGCCCAGAATCGGCCGCTCAGCGTTCCGTGTGAATGAGTCTGCACAGTACAGCGCCCCTCCGGCATCTACGATCAGCGCCTCGCCGTCATAGATCATCTTGTTGATAACACGATGCCAGAACAGGCTGGACGTTTCATTTTTGTTCGGCGCAACGTTGAGCAGATAATAATCATCCGTCGACCGGTCAGGCTTTCCGTTCCGGTACGTCCTTACCTCCGAATGGCCGATCGCATTGCTGATCAGGGATGACGCTGTATAGATTGCCAGGGATTCGTAGTAAACCTCCGGCGGGATGTCAATGACAATTGACTGCGGATCGCCTCCGATATGCTCAGTCGTTGGAAACAGTTTCTCGAGAAATGTGTTGAACCATGCCATTGCTTCACCCCCTTTCAAAATGTGATGATGTTGACAACCTGCATCGGCGCCGGCATCTTGATCTTTTCCTCAACGCACATCGCCGCGACTAACGCCATGAACGGGTCTGTCTTCCGTGCATGCGCTTCTATCTTCGCGTAGACATATGAACCCTTGTCTGCGCCGACATCCCTTCCGTACTTGATCAGCTTCGTGTTGTTGGTCGCCCATCTCAGCATCGGGTTGTCCCCCCAGGCAAAATACCGCTCCATGAAGCAGTGGTCGATCACCGGAACGACGCTCAGGATGTCCCGCTGCTTTACCAGTGTCAGATTCCCTTGTTCCGTCGAGATGCCGACCTTTGCCAGCGAATCGGATAGCAGCGAATACCGATAGCTGTCGACGCCTACCTGCTGAATGTTGTACTTCTTCCCGGCTTCCTGCACATACTCTGCAACGATCGACGGGTGGATCTCCACATCATCGACGAATGTCAGCAGGCCGTTGTTGATCCATGTCTTCCATGGTGCTTTGATCTTCGGCAGGTCCCGCGATTGACTGCACACCCATGCATGGCAGATATCGTATCTCCGGTCTCCGTCGCGGAAGTGGATATCAACCGCCATCCAGTCCGTGGTCTTTGAGTAGTCAATCCCGATTGTGCAGCTCTTCCCGGTCATGTCCGGGATCTCCTGATTCGTCGCCGCGATGGATTCCCAGTCAGTAACAGCGGTATCCTTCGCCAGATCCGGCAGATTCATCCGCTTGCTCAGGAATGCCGGCAGGCGGTCGGGGTTCTTCTTCCACTCGCGGTACTCCTTCCGGGTCTCGTCCAGCAGGTTCGGAAGATACGGCAGGGATGGATTCGATTTTGTCCAGTTCGCTTCATCGTCCACCTCTTCCCGCTTGTCGAGCTTGCAGATGAACGGCAGCAGGCCATTATCATCAGCTCCGGCTCTCAGAATGTCCTCGGAGTCCGCCAGCAGGTCATCGAGCGGGCCGTCGCGGACATCTCCGTTCGTTGTGTAGTACGACCTACGCGGATCCTGCTTCTTCCCTAGTCCGGTTGTAAATACGTTAATGTTGTCGTAATTCCCGTACTGGTGGATCTCGTTGAAGATCACGATCCCCGATCTCAGGCCGTCCTTCCCTTTCGGGCTGTTCGTCCGTCCTTTTATCATCGATCGTGTCTTTACGCTTACAACCCGTTCCTTCGTCCAGTGGTAAAACTTCTTGATCTTCTTCACATTGGCAGGCTGTTCGAAAAATCCGGTCAGGTCCTGCACCGGCCTGACTGCCTGTTCTTCGTTGTTCGCGCAGATATCAACGTCATATTCCGGAATCCCGTTATACGGTGATGTCAGCAGGAACGCTTCTACCGCGATCGTCCCATCCTTGCCGGCGCCTCGTCCCAACTCGCAGAACAGATCAGGCCAGCGCGGTCGTCCGTTCAGATAGCAGCAGTCATGCAGTGCAATGACGAATTTCTGCCAGGGAAACAGCTTGAACGGAACATAGGCATCACACAGATGCATGTAATCCCGCAGTCGTTCCGTGTCGATCTCGATATCCTCATTTTCGAAGCAGTCCTTCACATGCTGGATCAACAAATGTTGCTCCTCGCAACACTGGTATGTGTTGTTCTCCACAATGTCGATCCATTCCTGGATTTCCGGCGGAAGCTTACAACTCCTCATCGTCCTCCACTACGGCATCCGGCTTGACTCCCAGCGCATCGAGGAGCTTTAACATCTGCGCGTTCGTCTTGAGCATCATGTCAACGCTGTCGTTCTTGTGAACAACCGTCTGGCCTTTGGATCCGATGGCTGTCACGTTCACGCCTCGCTGTTCGATGTCCCGGCTGCACAGCTCTTTCGTCACGTACATCTTCATGTAATCCTCTACCATGTCGGAAAAGTGAGGATCATCATTGCCTGACCGTGCCAGCTGTTCAAGAAGCGATTTCTTGATTTTTCTGTATGCGCCAGACCTCATGATCTGAGCGACCTCTTTCGATGAATCCTGTTGCGTCATTTCATTTCCTCCTGCTGAAAACACCATGCGCACCGCGCGCGCGTATGAAGAGGCTAGACCGCCTCCCCGTTGCTCAGTTCCACCTTTTTACAGGGGTTATAGGTCCCGGGGGTATCCTTACCACCTCTCGACCGTCAGCGGTTTCGCCTGTTTCTGTTTGCTTTTAAATTTCTCCGGATGCAGCTTGTTGTGACAGGACTTACACACCGGCAGAAGATTCGTCTTGATCTCTCCTGTTGCTGGATCGCGGAACGTCCGCGACATTGCCAGCTCTGGATGCTCACGCACATGCATGACATGATGGACTGTTGAGATCAGCTTCTTCTCTCCAGTCATGAAGTCCACATCATACCGTGTGATCTTCCCGTGCTGTCTGCATACTGCGCACTCATAGTGAGCATCCCGTAAGATGTCTGTCTTTAACTTGATCCAGTCCTTCGACTTGTAGAATTTGTACAGCCGATCCTCCTTGATCAGCTGCCTGATCCATGTTGCAAGCTCTGCCTGTGTCATCTCTTTTGCCCATTAAAAAAGCTCCGGGTGGTATACCCAGAGCATGGCGGGGCAAGCGCCCCGCCGGGTGAATTTGTATAGCGGCCTGCACCTATCCGCTCAAGGCAGCACTGCTGCCACACAAAAAGGGAATGCCATATAGCATTCCCTTCTGTTTACCGCTTATGCCTCTTTTGCAAACCCGAGCTTATCTTTCAATGCCTCTTGAAGAACTCCGGATACATTCAGGTTCGCTTCGTCTGCCGCTTCGTTAAGCCATTCTGGAAGCGTTACATTCCGTCTCACCATCTTCCTGTCAAGCTTCCTGCGGTATGCATCAAAGTCAATATCGACAAGTGTCAGGATTCCTCCGCCAACATCAGCAAACGTTCCGGAAGCTATGTCGATATCCTCCAGCGCCGAAGGCTTTGGAACTTCCTGCTTTTTGTCCTGCAATGTGACACCCGCCAAGCCTATTGCGTCCCTCGCCATATAAATAGCATCCGCTACGCTTTTGCCTTCTGTGAGTATCCCCAGATCAGGAACCTCGACAAGCACAATGTCTTTATCACGTGTAAGTATTGCCGGATATGCTGCTTTCATGTTCTTTTCCCCATCCTGTTGTTTGTGTGAAAAGAGATTTGGTATTATTTTTGTCTTCCCATCCTTGCTGTAGATATCGTGATCTGTCCCAATGGTAAGTAACTAACAAGCGGCAGGCTTTGAGGCCATCCCTCATACAGGATCGCTCAAATCGCTCAAAGTCTACCGCTAACACAGGATGGGAAAATGGTCAATCGCTTTCGTCCTTGACCAACTTTCACGCTACTATCATAGCACGAACCTCGTTATCATTTGTTATCATCTTTTCGAGATGTTTGATGCCCGAATCATATATCCGGACTGTCTGCGGCAATGAGTAGTTGATCATCGCTGCTACGTTTCGCATCGCCGGGCGCTTCACGGAAAGAAAATAGCTGTCAAGGACCTGCCGCTCGCGACTGTCCTCTAGCATCCAGATCAGCTTCTGTGCATTCCGCCGTTTTGCCGCAAGCGTTTCCATCTTGTTCTCGAGCGTTGTAACATAGCCTGCGATCTCTGCCATCCTTTCAGTTATTGTGTCTGTCGGCGATACCTGTACTTTATCCGTGTCGTATCGCAGCGCGCCTGGGAGCAATGACAACCGCATCTCGTAAATGCGTTCGTTCAGCTCTTCAATCTCTTTCTGTTCATCCCGGACTGAATACAAGTATTGCTTAACAGTCATAGCGCCCTCCACATATCTTTACTGCTTGGCAGCCGCTGGCCGCAATGCCTGCAGAATACGTCAGTCAGCAGGATGTCCGCTCCGCAAACTGGGCACTTGAATGTCCGCCGCCCCGGATACTCGCGCTGCTTCTCGACAGCGTTTACTGCGTCCATGATCGCTGTTTTCCGGATGACTGACGATTCTTCTCCGGCCATTTGCAGCAATGTTGTTATCACATCCATCGGCATCACCTCCTAGTTGTTCCGAATCACGATCCACAAGGTAACGATCATTCCGAGACCGTAGCCAAGGATGAATGTTAAGAATGGCATTTCTCACCTCCGTACGGCTCCAAGTCACACCACGCATGAACGGTCATACAGCCCGATTCAATCTCATCAAGCCCATCGATGAACCACCCTTCACCGGGATAATACGCACCGATCCCAAGAGCGTTTACGAAGCTGCAGCTGCCGGCCTCGCCCGAGTAAGTGATGACAACATACTGATATGTCGGCGGAAGCTTCTTCTTCGGCTCGTACCAGGTCGCAATCACCTGGCGTTCTCTCGCAGCTTTACCCATTTTTCACAACCTCCTGGATATGAAGACGGTAATATTCTTTATCTGGTTCCGCGCCCCATTCTGGCTTCCCGGGTCCTGTGTCAATCGTGCATGTCGCGACAAATTTGGGACTGCTTTTGGAATATCCGTTTCTGAACATGATCTCTCGTTTTGCCTCTCCTCCAACCAAGGATCCTTGCCATAGGCGTTTGAATCTTGACGTGTAATAAGGTTTTATCTCCCTGTACTCTTCTTTCTTTTCTCCTGAAAGAATCGCATCGAACCATTTTTTCTTAATCGTGAGAGTCAGCATCCTTCTCCTCCATCAGCAGATCAGCAGGATCGATGTCGTATCCCCACATGAAATTCTTTAGCCAGTCCTGAAGCCAACCGTCGCCGTGCGCCTCGTGTTCGTTCGGCAGCGCGTCTATCAGACCATTCACCATGGCATCGACCAATGACCAGTCAATCTCAGATTTCTCCGGTTGAAGCAGCTTTTTCCGGTCATCCCAGTCGGTGAACTTATCCTGACACTCGATCTCATAAAGTGCCCTGTGCAAGCCCTCCGCGTACCCGCGCTCGTAATCATCCCTGAGAGTAGGTGGCGTGTATTCGAGCAATACCTTGTCAATCCTCTTGTGCAATTTATCGTAATCTACAGCTCTCATGCCGCGCCTCCTCAGTTGTATGTAATGTCAAGCTCATCGAGCGTGTATTTTATACCAGGCTTCATGCCTTTATACATGGTTCCTGCTTTGAACAAGGGTAAACACGTGCTATCACCAGCAGGGTCTTCCATAAGCACTCTTATGTATTCCATGCCTGACCACATTTCGTGGCCGCGGTATTTTTCGACGGACTTGATTCTGCTTGCAAACGGCTTGAATACTGCTTTCAGATATTCCCGCTCTGTGTCATCAAGAATCGGTTCTCTGAAGCAAATCGGTCTACATCCCGGTTTAACGTCTTTGAAAATATGGTCAAACTCGTAAATCGATAAACAATCATCACCTGTGCCATCGTTAACTTTTAGCTCACCGCCCGGACTCCTGAAGATATATTTATATTTCAGCGGTAGTGCGTTAAGAATTGTTTTCTCGGTTTCTGTAAACATTTTGCCCTCCCTTCATAGCCGGTTAAGCGGGCAGTCGACGCAATACTGGTTCACCAGCTCCGCGAATGTCTCATCATTTGCATCGATGAACCCGGCAGTATACTTGCAGTAGTGATCACAAATATTCGCCTTCACTTCCTCGATGATCTCATGTACCGGTTTCGTTTCTTCCATCTCTTCATTCCTCCTCACCATCGAGGACATAGCTTCCTGCGTTTTGAATCTCCTCCATCACACGGCATAATTCCAGGTATGCCTCTTTTGGCGACCATGCTTTCGCGAAATACAGCTGATTTGTCATTCCGTCTCGGATGATATACAGCCGGTTCCCTGCGTAGTAGTAGCTGTAATACGATTCGCCTTTTCTCATTTCTGGAAAGCTGTGCCATCTGACGTATTTGCCATTGATGCAGTTTTTGTCAAACCAATGTAGCCATTTATCTAATTCCATCTCACATCCTCCTAGTTATTCTCAATGCTTATCGCCTCCCGGCTCAGCTCCTGCACCAGGGCAATCACGATGTCCGATACTACCGGATACTGTCTGCCCTGCTTGACGATCCGATCGGCTTCCAGAATCAGCACGTCCCACTCGTCACGCTGCATCTTCGCTGTCCGGATGCGATGCCGCCATTTGTTATAAAACTCGTTGACCGTCACCCGGATAAATGCTTTGAACTGTTCTTCCGGGATCGGTTCGTTTAAAGTTCTCTCACCTGTACCCATATTCCTGTCGCACCCGTGTCGTAATACTTTTCCGTGACCTCTGAGGCGACCTGAGCATCATCGTGCCAGAAGTGCGCCCGTGTCATGCAGTCCTTAAGCATCTTGATCAGGTTGTCCGTGTCTGGTTTAGTCGTCTTGTACTCGGTCGTCTTTCCCGGCCAGATCCATTTAGTCACCAGCTGAAGCGGACCGTTCATCGGCTGCTCCGGAGCGTGCAGCGTTACCCGATCGAGAAGCTGCTGTCTCGCGGCCTTCAACTCAGCCGGCTCGTAAAACACCGGCTTGCCACAAACGACTGTCACCTTGTGCTCCTGTTGCGTAACTGTCGGTGGATTTTTCATCGGCATAAAAAACTCGATTTTCATTTTCGATTTTCCCTTCTCGGATTCTCGCGCGTATGACGCTGACTGTGTGTCGGGCCCCGATACCGGGCATGGGGGCGTAAGCATCGCCCCATGTCCCGGCTAGGGTGGCACACACGTCAGTGGGTGGCCGGTATCCGGACACATATATACCGTTAGGTATATTTGTCCGGACTTTTGTCCGGATACCCGGACAAAACAGAAAGTTCGTTGTCCGGACTTTTGTCCGGATAGTGATGCCTGAAGTCCGGACAAAACAGAAAGTTCGTTGTCCGGACTTTTGTCCGGATACCCGGACAAAACACTCCGGACAAAAATTTACTCGTTGTCCGGACTGATTCTGACGACTTTTGCAGGTTCTTTCGGGGTGCCATTGACGTACTTATAGCCCTCTTTTTCGAGTGTTTTTGCACATCCTTGATACCGTTTTGACCCTTTAAAATCGTGCCTGATTCGGTCTTTACTCTTTCCCGTAACCTCCGCGAGCTCATCTATTGTGATGGAATCCGTGCCTTCTGGCATCAATTCTTCAAGCGCATCCAGGTACATATCGAGCGTTTCCTTACCTTTTTCCTGCTGCTGTTTCGCGAATACCTGCTTGCGTTTTATCCATGGATCACCATTGTCAGGCTGGATATCCTTCAGAACCTCATAGGAATCAGGCCTGTGGATCGGATAATCGAACCACAAATCAAGCGGTGGGAAGGACGCGAATTCTCGTAGTGTGCCCTCGATCCGCCATGCCGTGCAGTGCTCTTCACGGGCAATTTCTGTGGAAACATACTCCGCCATTTTGCTCGATTGGTCGAAGTCAAGCTTGCTTCCGGCATACTCCTGCATCGCTGTAGGAGACAGCCGGTCGTCCTGCCCGACGTCGTCTTGCCAGTCCTTGACGAACTCATTAAGGGCCTTTTCTGTGCCTCTGATGATGGCTTTTCCCCGCAGCATTTCACGGATATTGTCGGTTACTTCCAGCTCTGTAAGGTCCAGCAGTGCGTCAGGATCACGGGCAAATACACCTGATCCGGATGCCCTGTCCATCGACTTTTTACCGCCTTGCGCGCCTTTGCTGTGGTGATGGCAGTAAACAACCGCAGCGTGCAGTTCCGTACAAATCTTGTCGAACTGGTTGCAGAAGTTTGCCATCTGGTCAGCACTATTCTCGTCGCCGGTAATGACCTTGTAGATTGGGTCGATGATGATAACGTCGTAATTCTTCTTTTCGGAGCGTCTGATCAGCTTCGGAGCGAGTTTGTCCATAGGTACGGACTTGCCTCTCAGGTTCCAGATATCAATGTTTCTAAGGTTCTTTGCGGGGATACCGAGCGCTCTGTAGACGTCCTGGAAGCGGTGCAGGCAGCTAGCGCGATCAAGCTCTAGATTGACGTACAGGACCTTGCCCTGAGCGCATTTGAAGCCCAGCCAGCGCGTTCCTTCGGCCACTGCTATGGTCAGCTCGATCAGGGCGAATGACTTACCTGCTTTGGACGGTCCGGAAAGCAGCATCTTGTGTCCCTTGCGCAGGACGCCATCGATCAGGCAGTCCGCCAGCGGAGGAATGTTGTCCCACACGTCTGACAGCTCTTCCGGGTTCGGCAGATCGTCATTTACTGCATCAATCCATTCCGCCCATTCATCCCAGGATTTCTTTCCCAGGTTGGTTCCCATAAGAAACTGTTTATGTCCCTTTCGCATGATGCCGGGCATACGAGACAGTCGTGACGGGTTTTTGTTCTGCGTGTCGACCTGAAGGCCGTTTTTTGCGCAGACTTTGTATAGATACTCGACACGCTTCCGGTATTCCGAATAATCACCGGCCTGAATCTTTACGATCGCATGGACCGATTTGCCTCCGGAATACACAAGCGCCGCAACCGGAAGCTCAAGCTCCCGGATAATCGCGTTCTGGCGTGCTGGTGGAATCTTATCGGACTCGACCAGCGCATACCTGAAGTCTGTGACATTTTCATTTTTGATGCCTTCCCCATCCAGCGGGTTGAATCGGATCCATGCTCCCGCCTCCGGGTTATAGTCGCCCAGCGCAGCGCCGATGTCGTTATACTTCTTCAGTTCCGCGATCAGCTGTCCCGCTGTCCGGTCCCACAGCCCCCGCTGAGGCGACAGGCGTCCGTCTTCGCCGTGATATACGGTCGTGACATAGCCTACGTTCTCGGACGAATTGAACAGCGTTTCAAGGTATGTGATCAGCTCCTGAATGGGGTTCCAGTTCTTCGGCTCGACAATCTCTTTGTCTTCCAGCCATCCGGAATCAATGATCTTATCGCCGTCATCACTGATGGTGCTGTCCCAATTCAGAGCGTAATCTCGGCCTTTTGACGGGCTGAATCCGCCACGTTTTGCCAGCTCTACGATGGTGCCTCCGGTTACAGGCGCTCCGCCGTTCTCGTTGCGGAATGTGTCCCATTTCCGGAAGCATTCGCCCGGCTTGTATCGGCTGTCAGCCTTTGACCAGGAATCCCAGTCAGATGCCATGAAGCCTTCCTGCTTCAATGCCATGCCGACTGAGCACCACTCCTGATAGCTCAGCTGCGCCGGATCGATATACTCTAGTAGCTCTTTCAGGTCATACATTTGCTTTCCCTTCGAACGTATCCGGGTTGATATCAAACGGGACGCGCCATCCATTTGCCGCGATCCGGTCTATCAGTTTTCTCGCCGTGTCAAACTCCCATGTGCCAACATGTTTGAATCCGCGGCCTTCGAGGAACCTGATCTGCTTCGGTGTTGTGAGCCCTGCCATCTGGCGCTTTTCGATGCGGTCTAACAGGAGCGCTGCCTTTCCCGCGTTTTCGATCTCGTCCGGGCAGATTCCGCGCTTTTCCAGCTGCTGAAGCTGTTTGTCTGATGGTGGCGCCATCTGCCATCCGAATGTCGGCGTGTACCCGGCAAGGTCTTCCGCCTGAATCGACATCTCGTATTGCAGCGGGTCAACGAGCTTCTTTTTCCGCCTACGCATCTCGTCCAGCTTCTTGGCAAGTGCGTCCTCCCTCTGCTGAATCACGTCTTCTGTTGCCATCTTTTCAGCTTCTTCCAGATCAACAGCGACGCCCGCTTTGTCTTCCAAATTCTTCGTCATCTGCTGTGCCACATCGTTGTCCTCACATATTAGGCTAGCGGGGTGACACAGCTCGTGTTTGTCGGTCAGCCATAGGAAGTCGATCAGCAGGAGGTCCTTTTTCCCCGGCGAAAGACGGGTCCCACGGCCTACCATCTGACAGAAAAGACCTCGTACTTTTGTCGGACGGAGGACGATAACGCAGTCCACCGATGGACAATCCCAGCCTTCGGTAAGCAGCATGGAATTGCACAGAACGTCATATTCTCCCGCGTCAAATGCTTTCAGAATCTGTGATCTGTCTTCTGATCCGCCGTTGACTTCCGCAGCGCGGAAGCCGTGTGCGGTCAGGACCTCGACGAATTTCTGTGAGGTCTTGATCAGCGGGAGGAAGACGACCGTCTTCCTGTCCCTGCAATAGGTCTCCATCTCCGTCGCGATCTGCTCAAGATAAGGGTCAAGCGCTGTCCCGATCTCGCCAACGGCAAAGTCACCGGACTGTATGCCGACCTGGCTGATATCAAGCTTCAGCGGGATCGTGAGCGCTTTGATCGGGCAGAGATAACCTTCCTTGATAGCTCTCGGAAGCGTATATTCATATGCCAGATTTTCAAAATACTCTCCAAGGTTGCGCATATCGCCACGGTCAGGAGTCGCCGTAACGCCCAATACATGAGCGTCCTTAAAATGCTGTAGTACCGTCTGATATCCCGGAGAAATCGCATGATGTGCCTCGTCGATTATTATTGTTCCGAAGTAATCTTCAGAGAATTTAGAAAGTCTGGCTTCACGTTGAAGCGACTGCACGGATCCGACCGTGATCCTGAACCAGCTGTCCACGCAGGTCTCTTCTGCCTTTTCAACGCTGCACTTTAATCCGGTTGTCTTGTATATTTTGTCAGCGGCCTGCTCAAGCAGCTCCCCGCGATGAGCAAGGATCAGCACATGATTTCCTTTTTTCACCATGTCCTCTGCTATTTTTGCGAATACAACTGTCTTTCCCGTCCCTGTGGGAAGGACAACCAGGGTGCGCTTTGTCCCTTCTAGCCATCTGTCTTCTACTGATTTACGCGCCTCTTCCTGGTAGGGGCGCAGGGTCACCGCGCCCATGGCTTAAAACTTTCCCGGGACGAAAGATTTCTGTTCCTTTGGAAGGAATTTCTTTACCCGGTTGTTTTCCCCTTTTGATCCGTCATTTTTCGTATAATGATTGATCTCAAGTTCAAGAGTCCCGGTTGATCCCGGAACAGTATTCCAATTCATTACCAGCGGTTCACCCTTCTTTTTCTGACCGATTGAGGCAAAGAATTGTGATAACTTCCATTCCATCTTTGCGTGAAGCTTCAGGCTTTCAAAAACCTTTCCCTCTTCACCGCTTATCGGATTGGTAACTTTCAACGTCAGATTCGCCTGCGGGCAGGCTGACAGCTTGTCGGAACCTTCAAAGCGGCCACGCTCAATGGATTCCACTGTGAAGTTGTACGTCCCTTCCGGCAAGATTACATATTCGTCATCTTTGGTAATCGTGCTTCCCCAATCAAGCGCTCCATCGTTGTTCATCATGTCTCCCATTGTTGATTTCTCCTTTCTCAATCTTTAAACGGTACTTCGTCTTTATCTTTTAAGCCGTCCACAAGTTCTCTCACTTTTGGCCAGAATGCTACAAACCAGCCTGTTAAGAAGTTCGGGTCCATATCCTGCAGCAAGGTGTCACGCGGGTAATAACCTTTACTGTATGCTGCATCCTGGAGGTTCCACTCGGTGATATCGTCCTTCTCCATCAGGTCACGCAGTGCTTTCGGGATCTTGTTGGGATCCGACAAGTACGGTGATACTACGGCAGGCGAGATAGGTTCCGGGGACTTCACGTTTTGTGGCGTCTCCGGCTCCGGAAGGGCGGAGATGCCCGGGTCAGGTGCTTTTTCAGCCGGCTTCTCGGCCGGCACTGTTTCAACCTTCTCCCCGCTTGCGATATGCTGGTAATCCTTCAGGTCGATCTGTTTGCCTTCGTCGATCTTGTAGATTTCCGATTGCGGTGTGGTTGTATTGGCTTGCGGCTTACTTACAGTTCCTTCGATAATCGGCTTCAGGTATTCGTCGTATCCCATCGGGATTTCTTCCGGCAGTCCGGATCGGTTCTTCGCATCCCAGCAGGCATGGTGCTGCGTGTACATGACGCGCTTGTTGCCCTGTGCCTTGTTCTTCCCCTTCGTTGCGCCTTTGTTGTCAACGTTGATGACGTATGTTTTAAAATTGCAGAACAGCATTAAATCTGACCACTCTTTTACCAGTGGCGCGGACTGTTTCGTGAGCTTCAGCTCCCAGCGGTCATACGCTCCCAGCTCGTCCGGCTGTTCGAATTTCCGCATGACTGCGTGCGCGGTGATGACAACATTGATTCCTACATCGATCAGGTCAGACGCCTTGTTGAGGAACCGTCCGAACTCTTCTTTGATATAGGTGTAGCCTTTACCATAACCAAAGTCCTCGATTCCGTTGACCTTCCGGCTTTCGCAGATATATCGGATGCAGAGCTGTTCTGCCCAGTCAGCCGTGTCGATAACAAGGGTTTTGCAGCAGTCCGGGTGCGTTTTGACATATTCGATTTCCTCAAGCAGCATTGTCCAGCTGGAAGGCGCGGGAAGCCGCGCCACGTCCATCATGTTCGTGCTGCCCTCGGTATCGATGAAAACGGGGTCAGGGAATTTGGAAGCCAGCGTTGACTTTCCGATTCCTTCCGGACCGTAAATAACGACCTTCGTCGCTTTGTGGATAATCCCTCGTGTTATCTCCATTAAAATTCTCCTTCCTTCCACGCTGAAGAAGGTGCTTTTGCTGTTTTCAGCGCGGTTGATTCACTGTATCCATCTGTGACGATGATGCTGCACTCATCACCGTTGCTCACCCTGGTAGCGATACATTGCAGGTTTTCCTCTTCCAGCCATGCACCGAACTCGGCAAGCGTGTTTCTGTCCATCTGTTCCAGCTTGTCCAGCAGGACAAATCCGCATTCTGGATTCAGCTTCCGCACGATTGCAGTCGCG